TGCTCCAGAAGATTGGGAACAATTAAGTGATCATATTCAATATGATTTCTTATATGACAATCAATTTGCAGAGTTGAAAGAATCTGAGTTGTTAAATGAAAGATTGGCATCTCTTGCAACAATTGAACCATACATTGGAAGATATTATTCTCAAGAGTGGGTAAGAACAAAAGTTCTTAGACAAAGTAGTCAAGAAATTAAAGAACTTGATAAGCAAATTGAAAAAGAGATTGCAGATGGAACTATTCCAGATCCATCAGCAATAGATCCAATTACGGGAGAACCATTAGCACCTGGAACTGAAGAAGATGTAATGTCTATGGGTGAACCAATAGATCAACCTTTAGATGGTGGTACTACTTACGATCAATTAAAGAAGGATACTAAATTAGCTGAAATATAATGTTCAAGCCACCTTATTGGCTTTATGATAATATTAAACTTTACGATGAATCAATTGAAAAATTAAGATCAAATTTATCGGAAATTGAAGTACGTAGTAATCATAGAACCTCTTTTCATATGAAAGATAGAGAAGTATATCCAACTTCTTTTATCAATGAACGATACAATGTGATTGTGGAAAACCTGGTAAAGAGTGTTGGGATGTTTTATAAATCAACCTACACATATAAATTCTGGGCTCAGTTATATAATAAAGATGATTATATTGGAGAACATAATCATCTTCCAGCAGATCTATCTTGGGTTCATTTTTTAGATGTTCCAGAGAAAAAATGCTTTAGATTTACAGATACTAAAGGTAATACACTAGTTCCTGATGAACAAAATAATGGTGATGTAATTTGTTTTCCTTCTTGGGTATGGCATGAAACAATACCAACTGATGAACAACGATTAATTGTTGCTGGTAATATAGAGTTTACTCCTTCTTAATCTTGACCAAATTGGCCGAGATATAAATAAAAGATATAACTATACTTAAATTTCATGGATAATGTTGTCGATTTGATTGCAACCGATAGTTCTGCTGCGGATACAACAGAAAAAATCAAAGATATGTTGTACACTAAAGCATCCGATAAGATCGAAAAAATTCGGTCTTCAGTAGCAAGTTCTATGTTTGACGGTGAAGTAGAAAATACAGAGGAACCAAATGGCGAATAAAACTCTTATTTTAGCTGCAGAGGCTACTGTTGCTTCAGGCATAGGAAACAGTACTACTGTTGGTAGTGCAACATGCGTTAGAGTATTCAATAGTTCTGGATCTGATTTACAGATTACTGTAACTGATCCCACAGGAGCAAATGAATATTCTGGTACTGGATCAATTACACTGCCAGATAACCAAGTAGAATTTATTGAAAAACAACCATCATTTACTATTCATGGTAATGGTGCGTTTAAGGCAACCAAAGTAGGATTTACAAATTAAGACGATGAAACTAATTACAGAAGAAGTATCTAATGTTAAGTTTGTCACCGAAGGAAAAGGTGCTAACAAAAAAATGTACATTGAGGGTGTTTTCTTACAAGGAAATATAAAGAACCGTAATGGTCGTATGTATCCTATAGAAACTCTTAATCGTGAAGTTGGTCGCTATAGCGAATCTTTTATTAATAAGGGTCGTGCTCTTGGTGAACTTGGACATCCAGATGGTCCTACTGTAAACTTAGATCGTGTTTCTCATAAAATTACACAACTTCGTAGAGAAGGTAATAATTATATGGGTAAGGCACAACTACTTGATACACCTATGGGTAAGATTGCAAAATCTCTTATTGGTGAAGGTGTAACACTTGGAGTTTCATCTCGTGGTGTTGGATCACTTCAAACTAGTAATGAAGGATATAAAGTAGTTGGTGAAGACTTTATGTTAGCAACTGCTGCTGATATCGTTGCAGATCCATCTGCACCTGATGCTTTTGTATCAGGAATCATGGAAGGAAAGGAGTGGATTTGGGAAGGTGGAAATCTTCGTGAACAACTCGCAGAAAGAACACAAAAGAGAATTAATACTCTTGTTGATCAAAAAAGGCTAGATGAAAGGAAGTTGGAACTGTTCAACGATTTTCTATCAAATCTTTAAGATCTATAAATAAATACAGATTAATTAACTAATCATAACAAAAATGTCCGTTGGTACAGATTTACAAGACATGGAAAACATCGAAGAAAACGTAGTAACCAAGGGTGCTAAACCAGCAATGCCTCAAGAGAAGGTCGCTGGTATTACCCCTGGTAATGGTGGCTCAGTAGAAGACCTTGGTGGTCCTACTCCTGAGAACTATAAGCCTGATGACGATTCAGCAAAACTAAAAACACCTGGAGCAACCCTTAAAACAGTTAAGGATGTTGTAAACAAAGGTGCTAAGTCTGCTGAAAAGTCTGGAGATGTTAAGCCAGGTGCTTCACTTCAAAACGCTGGAGACCAAGTAGAATTAGAAGCAGACCAAGAGGTTGTTGCTGAAGAGCCTGCTAAAGAAGAAACAGTTGTTGCTGAAGAAGAAACATCAACGGAAGAAGTAGTTGCTGAAGAAGAAACTACTGAAGCAGAAGTAGTAGAAGAGAAAATTGATGTCGAAGAAGACCTCAATGCTCTTGTTGCTGGTCTTGAATTATCTGAAGAAAATCAAGATAAAGCACGTACTATTTTTGAAGCTGCTATCAAGTCTAAAGTTGCTGAAATGAAAGAGCAAGTTAAGGCTGAGCACGAAGAGAATTTGGTTGAGCAAGTTGCTTCAATCAAAGAAGAATTAACAGATCGTGTTGATTCTTATCTAGAATATGTTGCTGACGAGTGGGTTGGTGAAAATCAACTTGCAGTCGAGCACGGTCTTAAGACCGAAATGACAGAATCATTCCTAGTTGGAATGAAGAGTCTTTTTGAAGAACATTATGTAACTATCCCTGAAGAAAAATACAATGTTATCGAGAGCATGGTAGATAAACTTGATGAAATGGAAGCAAAACTCAATGAGCAAATAGAGAAAAATGTTTCGCTCAATAAGAGACTAGCTGAATCATCAGCAGATGTAATTCTTGCTGATGTAGCTGAAGGTCTTGCCCTTAGTCAAAAGGACAAGTTCTCATCTCTTGCAGAAAACGTTGAGTTTGAAAGTGAAGAATCCTATCGTGAGAAACTAGTAACTCTTCGGAAGTCATATTTCCCTGAGAATGCTGGCATCCAGAGAGACCAATCAGAGAACTTATCTGAAGAAAAAGAATCTACTTCATATCAGAACGCACCTAGTGCTTCTATGGACAGATATCTTCAGACTTTGAGCAAAGTTTCCAAGAAATGATTTTTAAATCATAAATTTCAAACCCAAATCTTTTAAAAAGGTAAAATGCAAGCCCCTATTAATCAGGAGTCACTGCAGGAGAAGTGGGCTCCACTACTAGACTACGAAGGTCTTGATCCAATTAAGGACAGTCATCGTAGAATGGTAACAGCCGTTCTTCTGGAGAACCAAGAACAATCTATTAAGGAAGAAAGAGAATTCCTTTCTGAGACTCCAACAAACAATACTGCATCTGGCTCTAATGCTGGTTTCAGTGCAAGTGCTACAGCAACTGGTCCAACCGCAGGTTTTGACCCCGTTCTGATTAGCTTAATCCGTCGTTCAATGCCTAACTTGGTCGCTTATGACCTTGCTGGTGTTCAACCAATGAACGGACCAACAGGTTTAATTTTCGCAATGCGTTCACGTTACACTTCTAACAGTGGAACTGAAGCATTCTTCGATGAAGCAGATTCAGCCTTCTCTGGCCAGAATGAAGGCTTCGACGTTACCAACGGCATGACTGGTGCAGCAGTTGGTATTGGTTCTACCCTACAACAGGGAACAAACCCAGGTCTACTTAACCCACAAGGTTCACAGACCGCAACCCAGTACACAGTCGGTCAAGGAATGAGAACCGACGACGCTGAAGATCTCGGAACTTCAGGTGATAACTTTAACCAGATGGCATTCTCCATCGAGAAGGTTACGGTTACTGCTAAGTCCCGTGCATTGAAAGCTGAGTACTCACTAGAGCTCGCTCAAGACTTGAAAGCAATTCATGGATTGAATGCTGAAGCGGAACTAGCAAATATTCTCTCTACAGAGATACTTGCTGAGATCAACCGTGAAGTTATTCGTACAATCTATCGTACTGCTAAGTCTGGTGCTCAAGCAAATACAGCATCTGCTGGTACTTTCGACTTAGACGTTGACAGTAATGGTCGTTGGTCTGTTGAGAAATTCAAGGGTCTAATCTTCCAAATTGAGCGTGACGCTAACGCTATCGCCCAAGAGACTCGTCGTGGAAAGGGTAATGTAATCCTCTGCTCTGCAGACGTTGCAAGTGCTCTAACTATGGCTGGTGTATTGGATTATACTCCTGCTCTTAACGCTAACCTTAACGTTGATGACACAGGCAATACATTTGCTGGTGTTCTACTCGGTAAGTATAGAG